GGCGACGGTGACGGTCGTGACGCCGGAGTAGCTGACTGCGCACAGGCCGTCGGAGGTGCCGGCGAGCAGGTCGGCGGTCAGCGGGCCGATCATCCGCTCGCCGGCGGCCGGGACGGACACGGTCGGCGCGGTGGCGGTCTGGCCGCGGATCGCGGCGGTCGCGGCCAGGGTGACGGTGATCGGGGAGCCGCCGCCGTTCTTCACGTGCAGGAACGTGCGGTCGCCGGACATGGTGACCTTGTCGCCGCCGCCGGACGCGGACACGTAGGCGGGGGCGAGGCCCGCCAGGGCGATGACCTGGGTTGTGAGCGTTGCCATGGGGTTTCTCCGATCAGGCGGGGAGGGAGCGAAGCCGGTACTGCACCGGCAGGTACCAGGAGGGAGGGGTGAGGTCGTCGTCGCGCTGCAGCGGCGGCCCGCCGAGCCGCTCGGGTCGCCAGCAGGCGCGGCCGTCGACCACCAGCGGCGGGGACAGCGCGGCCGCGGCCCGGTCCGCGGTGCCGACGGCCCCCTGCGGGGTCGAGCCGACGCAGGTGAGCTGCACCATGACGTCCAGCACCGTGCGGTCATCGGCGGCCGAGGCCGCCTCGACCGTCCCGGGATCCGGGTAGAGGCCCACGTACGTGGGCGGGAGTTGCTGGCCGCCGGCCGGGGCACCGCCCTGGTAGACGGTCAGCCCTGCCGCCTCCAGGACGGTCTGGACCGCCTCGACATGCGGCAGCACGGCCGGTGTGGTCACAGGAGCTCACCCCCGAGTGCCTCGACCGCGGCGACGAACCGTGGCTCCTCAGCGAGCAACGCCCTACCGCCGTCGTTGTGCGGCGGGTTGTGCACCGACCCGAACTCGATCAAGTTGCCGAGGGCGCCCTGCGGCCGGGCCTTGTCCGGGCCGATGACCGCGCTGGTCCCCACCCCCGGCACGGTCACCGGGTCGTCGTAGCCGATCGACGACGGGTAGAGGCGGCCGTGCCGCCCCGCGCTCGCCCGGGCGTTGTTCTGCCAGTCCTTCTTGATGTTGAGAGCCCCGCGAGCGACGACCTGTCGGCACTGATCGTCGGACAGCGCCGCGGCGCGGGCCAGGGCCCGGGCGAGCGCCTCCAGGCCGCTGACATCGGCGCTCATGACCGGTCCTCGGCGACCAGGCGCCACGCGGTGGCGGTCGCGGACCCGCCCTCGCTGGTGACCCACAGCGTGAGTCCGGCCAGCCGCGGGTCGGGTGAGGCGGTCACCTGCACCTGGTCGCCGGGCAGGACCCGGTCGGCGGCGAGCGGCACCGCCGAGTAGGGCAGGGCGACCTCGTACCGGCGCAGGGTCACCAGGCGCTCGCCCGCCTCCGCCCCGAGGGTGTGGGCGACCTGGGGCTTGACCCGGGCCGGGCCCTCGTACAGGACCCGGGCGTCGGCCTGGACGGTCTGGCCGGTGGCCGGGTCGTAGACCGGCTGCCCGGGTCGGGCGAGGCGGATCGTGTCGAGCATCAGGGCCTGGTGTGCGGCCCGGCCGGAGGCCAGGAGGCCGGCGAGGTTCATGAGCGGCTCCTGGCCATCTGGACCTCCGGGGTGCCGAGGGCGTCCTCCAGGGCCTCGCGTTCGCCGGGGAGCAGGTCACCGGCGGCGGCGATCGCCTCGGTGGCGAAGGTCTCCGAGAAGTCGTCGATCGAGCGGGACCGCAGCAGGCCCTCCGCGTCCGCCGGGGTGGCGGCGAGCCGGCTTGCGATCGCGCAGGCCAGCTCCACGATCCCGTCGGGGACGGTGGGGTAGCCGTGGGTGTACTCGACCTCGACCTCAGTGGTGCCGCACGGCACGGTGATGACCGTGTCCTGGCGGCTCCAGCAGGCCAGGGTGTAGGTGGCGCCGGTGCAGTCGACGCCCAGCACGCTGGCCACCGCGGTGACCGGCGGTGCGGGCAGGAGAACTGTGCCGTCCTCCACGGGCAGGCGGACCGTGCTGGTGGAGGAGGTGATCGGCTGGCCGGCCGCCCGCCGGAGCCGCGTGGAGGCCCGCGCGAGCAGGCCGTCGGCGGTGTCCGGCGGGAGGCTGTAGCCGTAGCCGGCGGCGTCGGCCTGGGTGGCGAGCGGGGGCAGGCTCACGGTCGGGCCCCCTACTCTCCGACCTGGGCCGGGTCCTCGTCGTCGTCGCCGGTCGCCGGGTGGGCGTCGGCGTACTTGTCGATCAGGTCGGCCTTGGTCAGCGCCTCGGCGTCGTCCGCGGTGGCCCCGCACACGATCGCCCACGCCACCCAGTCGCCCTTGCCGGCGGCCTTGGCGGGGGCCTTGTCCGGCGGGCCGGGCACGTCCGCCCCGGCCGGGCCGGTGTAGGGGGTGCCGTCCGGGTTGACGCGCTGGAGCTGGCCGCGGGTGAGCCGGTCGGCCATGGCCTCGTGCAGCGGCAGGTCCATGGCGATGACGGTGCCGCCCTCGCCGCGGACGTGGATCGTCTCGACGTCGCTCATTAGGTGTTCCTCGGGACTCGGAGGGCGGTGATGGTGCCGGGGACGACGGCTGCGGCGACGTCGATCAGCATGGAGCCGTCGTTCTGCAGGAACCGGCCGGACTCGAAGGGGCCGAGCCAGCTGATGCTGTTCGCGCCGACGTTGACGACCAGGTCGCCCTGGCCGGAGGCGAGGGCGGGCGGGTAGGTGCCGGCCTTGACGGTGATGTTGCCGCCGGTGGAGCCGACCGCGACGCGGAGCACGGTCAGCTCGGGGACCGCCTTGGCGATCGAGTGACCGTTGCTGGTGCCGGGGTTGAGGGTGACAGCGGTCAGGGACGCGTCGGTGACGGCGCTGTTGGGGACGAAGGGCGAGTACGCCACTGCGGTGCGGGCCATGGTGTCTGGTCTCCGATCAGGCCGGGTCGATGTAGGCGCAGGCGACCATGTCCGGGCGCACGAGCTTGGCGCCGTAGACGCTCAGGCCCTTGATCGCGTCCGAGAAGCCGGCCTCCGGCCGGTAGGCCTCGGTCTCGGCGATCTGGTCGGCGAAGGTGATCGCCGAGTTCACGCCGGCCTGGACGACCTGCGTGTCACCCGACGGGTTCGGGGTGTTGTTCGATTCGAAGATCGTGAAGCCCGCGGCCCGACCGACGAGGCCGTTGCGCAGGGCGTCCGGGGTGCCGGCCTCGTTCGCCTTGATGAAGCGCGAGTCCAGCAGGAGGCTGGCCATCATCTCCGGGGACGCGACGAGGTAGCGGCCCTGGGTCGGCGCGTTCGCCTTCGCGAGCCTGGTCCGCAGCGGGACGAGGACCTTGTCGTATGCGTCGGTCGGCGTGGTGTGGATGTCGATCGGCGCGCCGGTCGAGCCGAGGACGTTCGCGGCCTGGATGCCCGTGTACAGCGACGCGATGTACTGATCCTGGGTGTCGGCGAGCTTGTAGGCGGCACGGGACATGGCCTCGGTCAGGATGTCGCCCTTGGCCTGCCGCTTGTCGACGTTGTCGACCTTGAACGCGTAGTACTTGTTCTGGTCCACCGACAGGGTGCGCTGGGCGTCGGTCAGCTCCTCCGGGGCGATGACCGTGCTGTTCGGCACGTAGGTGCCGATCGTCGGGTCGCTGATGGAGGTGATGCGGACGGTGTCGCCGGACTCGGCGATCTCGCCCTCGTAGTCGCGGTTGATGACCATGGGCCCTCCGTAGACGAGGGCCTTTCGGGAGGCGACGAGGAGCGTGGCGCTCCAGACCTCCGGCTTAAATCGGGTGATGGCCACTGGTGTGGGTCCTCTCGGTGTTAGGAGCCCATGTAGTCGCGCAGTTCACCCTTGCGGTGAGCCTCGTCGATCTGCTCGGGCGTCATCTTCTTGACCTCGGCCTCGGTGTACTGGCGGGGCCCGGACTGCGCCTTGCGCGCTCCCTGGTCGGCGGTGCCCTCGAACCTCGGCCTCGTTCTGGTGGTGGGTGCGGTCGCCGTTGCGGCGCCCAGGTAGGGCTTGGCCTTGATGAGGTCGGCGATCGCGTCGGCGATCTCGTCCTCGTCGACCTGGCCGTCCTCGTCTACCTCGAAGGCGTCGAGGTCGAGCAGACGCAGGGCGTCCCGCGGGTCGGCCAGCTTGCCCGCGGCCGCGGCGCGGATCTCCGAGCGGAGGATCCGGGCGTTGGCCTTCGCGGTCGCGGCGGTGGTCGCCTCGCGGCGGATCTGGTCCGGGTCGGGTCCGCCGTCCCCGCCCTTGCCCGCGGAGAGCTGGCCTTCCAGCTCGGCGATCCGGGCCTCGGCGGCGCGCCGCTTGCCGGCCTCGGCCTTGCGCCGGGCCTTCTCCCGCTCCAGGGCCTTGGTGCCGGCCTCGCGGAGCGGCTCGTCGCCGCCCTGGCCGTCGTCGTCTCCGGTGCCGCCGCCTTGGCCGTCGTCTCCCTCGGTGCCCTCGTCGTCGTCCTCGTCGTCCTCCAGGTCGTCGTCCTCGTCGTCGCCGGGGGCGGCGCCGAGGATCGGCCAGATCGGCTGCGGGCCGTCCTCGCCGCGGCGGGCCTTGCGCCAGCCGAGAGCGGTCCGGCCCGTGAGGGCGTGGCGGGGCAGGGTGCTGTCGTGCATCTGGTGTCTCCCGTTGCGGGCGTAGGTGCCGTGCGTTGCGCGCGGCCAGGGGGTTCGTGCGAAGCTGACGGGATGTGGGACTTCGAGCCGCACCCCGTTCGGGGCTGGTACGCCGTGTGCACCACCGGATACCGAGCCTGGTTCGCCACCGAGGTGAAGGCCCGGCGGTTCGCCGCAGCCCGGCGCGCCGGCTGGCCTCGCCCTGTGGCGGTGAAGGACAAGGGTCAGTAGAGGAAGCCGTACCGGTGCAGCAGGCGGATCGCCTCGTCCCGGTCGGATGCCAGTTGGTAGATCGCCTCCGGCATGAGGCGGCCCCGCGCCGGGGCGCGGCCCTGGGCCTCCAGCCGCTTGAGGCGCTTCGCGGCCAGGCCGCGCTTGGTCATGCCCTCACGGGTCGCGAGCAGGCGGCGCCCGCCGGAGCCGGAGGCGATGGTGTACATCGAGCGGCGGGCGTTGACGACCTGCCCGATGTCAGCGCCGTCCCGGATCGCCCGGGCCCCGGCGGCGGTGAACACCCGGTCCTGCTCGGCCCGGGACAGGCCGCGGAAGTAGTCGCCGGGGTCCATGGTGGCCACGCCCGGCCGGTAGCGGGTGACGGGCAGGTGGACGCAGTCGCAGTGCGGGTGCCGCTGGAAGCCCTTGTTCCAGGCGTACTCCTTGCCCGCCAGGACGACGCAGCGCGCGCACGACGGCGGGGACAGGACCCGGACGTAGCCGGTGGAGCGCCGGTCGGCGGTGATGCCGGTGCCGACGGCCTGCCGGCCCGCGTCCGGAATCTCCGTGCCGACGATCCGCAGGAGCTCGGCGAGGCCGCTCTCCATCGCGTCCGTCTCGCTCGCGCCGCCGCCGATCGCCTGCTTGGTGCGGATGACCGGGGTGTAGAGCAGCGAGCCGAGCGGGCGGCCGTCCGCGGCGACGCCGGCGAAGGCATCGGCCGCGACCGTGAGGTCCGGCCCGGGACCGGGGGCGTCCTGCGCGGCCATCGCGGCGGACACATAGGCGCTGGCGCCCGCCGCGGCGGACAGCTGCGCGGCCGTGACCAGGGCCAGGATCCGGGCGCCGACGCCGCCGGCGTACCAGGACTCGGTGATCG